GAGCAGGTAGAGTTGTATAAGCAGAGTATGGAAATCCTTAACAAGTTACACGCGAGAATTGCTTACCTCGAAGATCGCTTGGACTTTTACATGGGATTGAAGGAATCCAACATTGACATTAATATGCTTCCTCTGTTCGGACTTGATAAAAAAAAGATTCGATTACAAGGTGCGACACTTGTTTAAAAAGTGTTTCCAAAACTTTTTTCTCTTTAGGTATAGTATACTATGGCTTCCAGTTACATTCCCGTTATTTCGCGCGAACTCGACCTCACTGCCTACAAGGGCGTTCAATCTGGTCGTTCCAGGCGTGTTACTGTCAATCCCGATAATGCCACGACCTACACTTCCTCTACCTCAACGCAGGACATCTTCTTTAGTGTTCCGAGTTCCCGCAACTCGTTCATCGTCACCAACGCAACGCAGATTGTGTTTGATATTACTTGCGTTGCGACCTTCGCGACTGACCCAGTTCTCTCGCTGGCAAACGGCTCAGGTTCGTCCTGTATTCAGGGCATTGAAACCATTATACAAAATCAATCCGTTGAGACCTTGACAAATTATAATGTGTATGCTGCTCTCGTTGAGGACCTCCAGTCTCTTGGGCGCTCCACTACAGTTGGAACGATTATGAAGGGCGCCACCTCCACACTTAAGGCTGGTATCACTATGGGCGGAACCACTGGAGTTGCTGGTTCTACAGTTCGCTGCGCCTTGCCGTTATATTCAGGAGTGCTTGGAGTTGGTGCCGAACAATGGTGCCCGATGATAGATGGTATAAGGTTGCGCATGACGATGGCTGCGGTTGGAACGGCTCTCAAGTTTGCGAATATTACCTCCTATACGGCGGCGACTACCTACTACCAGATTTCCAATTTCGGCTTACAATTCGAAGTCATGGACCTCGACAGCGCGACGATGTCTGCTCTCGTTTCTGCAGGCGGAGGCATGTTGAAACAGCATGGTTGCTGCGTGAATAACTACCAGAGCACAGTTAGTGCGGCGAGTGCCAACTCTCTTTTGATTCCTGCTAGGTTCAGTTCCGTCAAGGCTCTGCTTACGACCTTCAGGTTGTCGGCGAATCTTGCCGCACCTGAAATTTACAATGTTCCTGGAGATCGTCTTCTTCCGCAGATCGCTACCTACTTCTGGACTGTTGATGGCGCGAATGTGCCGTCGGTCCCTGTCCGTGTTGCGGCTTCCGCTACCAAGGTTTACGGAGGTGAGGTACTGAGTGAGATTATGAAGATTTTCTCGGCTTCCAACTCTCCTGGATTTGACTGCGTCTTTAACTCTACGCAATACCACGACCTTACGGGAACTACGGGCACTGGAGCGTTTGCTATGGGAGTCAACTTTGAGAGTCAGGATTCCGCTGGATCTTCGCTCCTCTCTGGTCGCGACTTGAACTCTTCCAATGTGTATCTCAATCTTACGCACTATACGACTGCTCTCGCGTCGGTCTGCGACACCTTCGCGCTTTATGATGTAATCCTCACTTACGACATGGTGTCAGGAAGTGTTTCTTTGTCCAAGTAAATCCACTTTTAAAAAAGTGGAGCAAATCGTTTGGGTGTTGGATAAATTCTTATAATAAACTCGTATTATAAGAATGGCAGATGATATTGATGCGTTATTAGAGAACATACGACAGAACTCCGTGGTGCAGGCAAGCAGTCACAAGAAACGATATATGGTTTTAAAATCAAGACTTAAATGGTATAGGTTACCTGTCATCGCGCTGTCGGCAATAAATTCCGTATTTTCAATTGGGCTCCAGCCTTGGTTAGAGCAGGGAACGATTTCAGTTTTAAATTCAGGAATAGCATTAGCATGTGGTATAATTGGATCAGTAGAGCTATATCTACAAATAAATAAACAGATGGAGCAAACGCTAATATCTAGCAAAGACTTTTATGTCTTGGCAACTGACATTTTCCGTTATTTGAAATTAAGACGAGAGAATAGACATGTGACTGCGAGTGTGTTTATCGATGAGGTATACAATCGGTATATAAAGTTGATTCAATCATCTCTCCTACTTAAGAAAAGAATAGACGATAAATTGACAGGAGAATGCGTCATGTTACCATCAGGTTTCCATTTGGTTCCAAGTATAGACACATTTCAAGATACAAGCAGTGAAGAATCAGCTGCTATTAGTGACTCGCCATAAATAATAAATACTCATAGTATATAGGAATGAAAATTGAAGAGGCTACTAAAAGTGACCTTACGATAAAGCCAAGCAAGCAGTCAATAGATAATGCGCTGGGAGTCCCACCACCATTTCCCAATAAGTGTAGTGTGTTTTTTGTCTCGGGCGGAATGGGAACAGGTAAGTCGACATTCATTGCCAATTTATTTAGGGCAACTGGTAAGGATAAAATCTATCGTAAGGTCTTTGACAATGTAATGTATGCGACACCGGAAGAAGTATTCAATAGTGAAGACGATCATATTTTTCAAGGTCACCCAAAAGTATACCATGACTTGAGTCAAGATACCTTTAATAAGATTACTGATCTATCAAATGAGACTAAAGATGAAGGAGGAAATTCGTGTCTCATAATTGATGACTTCAGTCAGGATTTGAAACTGAAAAATGTAGAATACAACTTGCGTAAACTCATTAATAAGCACCGACACTTGAAACTCAATATAATAATTTCGGCACTCAATCAAAAAGCGCTCTCACGCAGTCTGCGCGCTTTAGTAGACATTGTAATTCTCTTCAAGCCCAAGAGTCAGATTGAGACTGGAGATTTCGCAGAAGAAATGTTCGCACTAGATAAGGCAGACACAAAGCAACTTTTTTCATTCGTATTTGATGAGCCGTATAACTTCCTGATGTATAATTCGAGGACACATACCTTTTATAAGAATTTTAATAAATTAATTATCAGTGACTAATATATACAGATGGAGAAAGAGAAGAGCGAAAAGATGCCTGACAATGAGATGAAGGAGCGTAAGCCTAAGAAGGTAAAGAAGGCAAAGAAGCCGAAGAAGAAGCCGAAGAAGATTATTATGGAGATATTAGCGCCAGCATCGTCCAAAGGTTTACATAAGGAGAAGGAGACACCGCTGCGTATGAAGCAGTTTCTTGGATTGAAGTATGGCACTGGAATGAATCGTGATATACCTGCAATGGGAGGTGCTGGTGGTTCATCTAATTTAGCAGCGGCTTTAGGCAGGAATGTTGGATCGTATTCATCGCAGATTCTTACGCCCGACCAGATGAAACTCCAGCAAGATGTAACTGATATTAAGGCACAACATAGAATGGCAAATGAAGGCGTCCATGTTGTTGAAGGACAGATTGTTACGCCTGAGGAATTAAATTCGGCTCGAACAGAGGCTACGGCTGAAGCTATTACAAAATTGCGTAAGACGCGCATTGATAAAGGGGGCAAGCGTGGACCGAATAAACCGCGTGTTCCTCCTAAGCAGAATGGTATGGAGGGAGATGTGCCTGGCTCCATTTCGCAAATGACGCTTTCTCTTGGTCCTCCTCCTCTTTTTTCTGCTAAGAGTGTGTCAGATGAGCCAGATTTAGATAATGAACTTTTACGCAGTACTCCTACGCCGACCACTGATGAAGAACTTAAGAAAGATGCCGAGGAGTATATTTATAAAGTAACGAAGGGAGGAGAGCAGCCTACTGACCAGGGAGACTATTTGAAAACTGAATTTATTAAGCGTGGCATAAAAGTTCCAAAGGCTCTAGAGAAAGTAACACTTGTAGTAGGTTTTGAAGGTGGCGGATTTAGTTCTCCTCCTGCTCCGCTTAGATCTACTCCTCCGGGACTTGGTGGATTCGCAGGACAGAATAAGATTAATTTACATGCTGGTGGAATGGGACTAAATGATGCTCCTACGAAGATCAACGCGACCTCATTTGCGGATTTGTCTCATTCACTTGTTGGTAAACAAGAATTATCTGGCGGTCCAAAAGGAGGACAGGAGATGTATGATGCCGAACGATGAACATAGGTGTAGGTTTTTTATTATTATTTTCTCAAGTAATAATATAAAATGAATGAAACAAAGTTTATGGCTTCGTTAAAGGATATGCTAGTAAATGAAAATGGTCTAGCGAAAGGGACTGCTGATATGTATGTCACAAAGTTGCGTATACTGAATAACAATACACCATTCAATAGTTTAGCATTCTTGAAAGACAAGACTGGAGTTGAGAAGAAGTTGCAAACTATTACGAATGATAATACTCGTAAAAGTTATGTAGCCAGTATCGTCTCAATTCTCAATCACCAAAAGAGTATCATGTATAAGCAATTGAATTTTTATTACAAGGCATTGTTTATGAAGGAGCGTATTGCGACTGCTGATAAGCCACTCCATGAAAAGACTGAAACGCAGCAGAAGAATTGGTTAACATGGGACGAAGTAATGAAAGCGTATAACACAATCAAGGCTCGAATTGATGATATAAAGGATTTTAAACAGCCTACCGAAAATGAACGCGATTTGATGGAGCGTTACATTGTTCTCTCGTTATATGTTCTCCAGCCTCCGCGCCGTAATGCTGATTACTACCTGATGAAATTCGGCTCGGGCGATAACGATCATTTCAACTACATTGACTTGCCCGCTAAAAAATACTACTTCAATAACTTTAAGACGAGCAAGTATGGTAAGGAAGTGCTTGATGTTCCGCCAAAGATGATGGAGGTTCTTCACTGGTATAAGGAGCACATGGGTTTAAAAGATGGTGACTTCCTTCTGTTCCCAGACGATACCAAGCGAACAAGTTCGAACAAGATTACAAAGTTACTTAACAAGATATTCATGAAAAATATTTCATCATCTATGCTGCGACACATTTACTTGTCGTCCAAGTATGGCGCTGTAGAGAAGGAGCAAGAAAAAGATTCTGCCTTTATGAGTCATTCGCAGGGGACCCAAAATTCTTACAT